TATGAAGATATCTTCATAGACACAGGGGGAAGAGATACAGTAAGTCAACGATCAGCATTAACAATTGCCGACTGTTATGTAATTCCTTTCAAACCCAGATCTTTTGATATCTGGACTGTAGGCAAAGTTTTAGACATCGTTCAAGAAATTAAAACTATTAATCCTGATCTGAAAGTGATCGTTTGTATAAATCAAGCAGATCCTAAAGGTATAGATAACGAAGAAGCTTTAAAGATTCTAGAAGAGATTCCAGATTTTAAATGTGCGACTACTTTTTTAGGATATAGAAAATCTTTTGCTAATGCAGCCTCTATGGGATTAGGAATATGGGAATTAGACAAAGATCTAAAAGCCAAGGATGAACTCTTAGCAATATACAGTATAATACATCAATAATATATATATTCTATATGCGGAATATATATTAAATATATAGGCAAGATATATGGTAGTCATAAGAAGAGAAATAGACGTACAGAGAAAAAAGATAATAGAAAAAGGTGGAGACGAAAGTAGGGATAAAAATAAAAAATGGACTACTATTTGCTTGCGTATCCCCATAGAAATGGTATTAGATATCGATAGTCTTATAGAAGAGAAAATGTTGCCAAGTAGAACAGCTTGGATTCTTCAGACATTAAACGAAAAAATAAGAGAAGAAAATGGATGAGCAATGGGTAGATGTTAAAGAGCAATTACCAGAGAAGGGACAACGCGTAAGAACGCTCGTTGTCAAAGAAATGGTCTACATGGGAAAGATGAAAGATAATTCATCTGAGTGGCTGTATGATGGAAAAGGAGAGCATGGCGTTTATTCGTGGTGTCCTAGAATACTAAAAAAAACGAGCAGTGGATTAGGTAAACGATGAATAGATGGGATGGAATGGTGTTTCCTATGGGATTTTTTCTAGTATCCGATGATAACGGAGGTTTGCGAATGGGAAAATGTGATCCCCTCACAAGAGAAATACTAGAATGGTATGAGATAGAATCTAATACGGTTGCCACCCATGACTGTTCGGACCAAATCCCTGATTTCCCATAGGATTTTGATTCCACCGTTTTAAATTACTATCTTCACTTTTAGTCTCTTTAAGATTGGTTTTACCTCCAAAATGAGAAAACAATACATAACGCATAGCATCTATTGCATGATCTCTTTGTTTTATAGGCTTATCTTCTCCAGTTCTAGAACTTTTATCATCCCAAACATATCCCTCAATCTCTTTTATAAGGTTAGTACAGTTCTTACAAATAACGAAATTTCCTTGAGAAAGCATAGTGCCCACACAACGAATGCCATCTAAAACATCATTATTTGCCTGTTTAACTGGTAGTTTATAACGACGCAACTCTGTCTGAAAGCTCGCAGCCGATGGATCTATATAGATAAGACGTATAGGATAGCCACCGAATTCCCTTTGAATATCTAAAGCATATTCTGCGTTAGTTTTCTGATAACCCATAGCTCTAGAATCCCAATAATATTCTTTTTCAGCCCATAAAGTAGGTTTATGATCATCGTTATAACCTATAAGGACAGCTGCAAAAGCATTAGCAGTTCCATAATCAATACCGAGAAAATAATGTTTAGCATATGTAGGAGGACTATTTACCACGTGAATTGAAGTATCGAAGAAGTCATATATAGCACCTTCTGCAAGTACCCAATCCCCCAAGATGAATCTTTTATACCAAAGACCCTGATATTCTTTCTTTAGAGAACTCTTGAAAGATTCTGTAAGAACTGGATTATCATCTAAATTAAATCTGAAATGCTTCAGCTCTTTTTCGTCACCCTCAAAGCGATCAATGAAATCTGTTTTAAGCCAATGCATCGGACTATCCGGGTTAGTACCACCAAAGAGCTTGGAACCGTCGATGGATAATCGCGATAAAAGCATACGAAAGTAAGATTGTGGTAAGATGGTAATCTCGTCCACGAGCGCCCCTGCAAATGTCGCTCCCCGAATTTTCCCCTCTGCTCGTTCATCATTTGCCCCGACGACATAGACTTTTTTACCAAATAAGGTAAATTCCCCCATTCCCCGATTATACCTAATAAGACCACCAGTAAACTCCTGCATAGGCTCTATTATATTCATCATACAAGTCCGTTCAGATTTCCCTGTAACTACGTACTTGCCTTCTGGACCGCTGCTATACAGTTCTTTCATGAACCTATGGATTGTGATATGAGATTTGCCAGACCTAACTGCGCCTACTGCGATGTTAAGTCTAGCATTGGATTCATTAAAAAACTCTTTCTGTTTTGAAGAAAAGTTCTTTATCATTCTTCATCTTCATGATCAATATTTTTTTGAGAGTCCATATACTCTAGAAATCTTCCAAAATCATTAGCCAAAACCCCTAACCTATCGTCTCCCGCCTCCTTAGTCTTCCAATTATGATTGCATCCTAAAAAGAATTGAGCAAAGCGTGCATTAAGAGATTGATTTAAAGCTCCATAAGAAATTATATATTCTTGCCATTCTTTAGCCCATTCATAGGCTTCTTTGAATTCTTCATTAACTTCGGCATAACGAGCAAAATATTTAGGATTAAAATCGTTATCGAAGCACCAACGCTTTAACATATCAAATTTGTTCTTATCAGCAAGATTTTTAACCCACTCTCTCAGACTTTTAGCTAATTCCGATAAGACCTCATCTGTATATTTTTTGGGACGTCCACCTGGATTCTTTTGTTTCTCGCTCATATAGTTCCTAAAGTTATAATGTTAAAATAATTATTTAACATTTTTTTGAGTGGTTAACAAGGAAATAAAGAATCTTTTGCTGATTCTCCCATTTTCTATGTTTGCGATAAACTTTCACCCAAAACTGAAGACTCATTTCTTTTTCTTTTTCATTCTCTGACATTTATCAATCTCTTTATCGAATTTCTTATCCATTTTCAAAAGAACATTGATATCTTTTTTTGCTTTTCCTTTTTCATCTTTTTCTACATCTTTCTTAACTTTATTTATTTGCTTGTCCATCTTTAGATTCCTCTTATTTTTTTGATCAGTTTTTCCCAATTTCTATAATAAATTGCATCATACCTAGAACTCAATGCTGCCATTTCGGCTTGCTCTTTTTTTGTCATATACTTAGAGAATTTCTTAGTAAACTCTTGAGCATATTCGGTAGAAAGTCTCAAACGGCATAATGCGTCAGCGATTACTACCCACCCATCTACATCATCTCTAACTACTTGATTCTCACCACTCATCAATTATTTCCCTGTTCAGACTTTAGATTGTTAATAGCTTTATCTATTTCGTCATCAATAGTAGTAAGAGCTTCTAAAAGTTTACTACTTTCTCTATCGAGTGATTCAAATACATCTGCTATATTCCTGCAGTTTTTAGCAGCCTTTCCTAGAATAAGAGCTCTTTCTGCTTTATCTTTTGCTTTCTTCATCTTACAGCCTTTGATCTTCTATTAATCCTTCTATACAAACTTGCAAATGATATACTTCATAAGCAATGGCACATAAAATTTCAGGCAACATCTTTCCAGTACAATATCGCTGATAAAAAAGAGAGAAATTATCTTTATCGTCTTCGGGCATAAGTTCTCCTATTTCTTCATCTTCTATCCACTCTTCAAACTCTTCCATTAACATTTACTTCCCCTTCTTAGGTATTTTCGATCCAGATTTCCTTGCTTCGCTTAATGCAATAGCAACGGCTTGTTTTTGAGGCCTTCCGCTTTCTACTTCAGTCTTTATATTTTCACTAATCGTCTTCTTACTTTTTCCTTTCTTAATAGGCATTCTTAATCTCCATCAAATTGTTTTATTTCTATTTCCATTCGATCCACCTTGTTCAAAATATCTTCTAATTCCTTTTTACCGAAACGCTCTTCTTTTATTAAAGCAACCAATATATCGTGCTGAATCTGAACAAGATAATCCAACCAATCTAGGTACACATTATCCGGTAATTTTTCTAAAATATCACAAAGGACCGAAGATATTTTGGCAAGAGCTGCCATATGCATATCCACAAATCTTATTTTCATATTACTCCTTTAGTTAGTCACAAGGTTGATTTATTGGAATTTTTGTCTCTATATCTGGTTTTATTTCCTGTGTCTCATCCAATAGATCCCTTGCCGTTCCATCATTAGAGACATGTTCTACATTGATAGTACAAGAGGCACACAGACACAGACACCAAACCATAGAAACAATAAATCCTATAGCCGTCAACCACATATATATTTTTTCAACCATTCTATTCATAGTCATCTCCAGTATATATAAAATCTTTGAAAGTCAGTTTATAGATTCCCGTTAGATCGGAATATTCTTCAAGACAAATTTCAATTTCTTCTTTTATCTCTAGATTTTCTTCTGAAACAACGAGATTTTTGTAAAGACTTTGTTGTTGATACAAAAAATCATAAAAATATTGGATTCTCGAGATTAATTCTTTGCATCCTTCTTCCATAAATCAGCTACCTTTTTTTGTTTACTTTTAATCCTATCATGCATTCCTTTTGGAGATTTCCAGAAATAATCCCACATCTCTTCGGGATTTGCTGTGAAACATTGTCCTGATTTTTTACATATTTTTCTGATACCTTCAGAAATAGATACCATATTTCTTAAGGTAGTAGAAGCTATCCAAGAATGT